TATCTAACGTCGTAATCATGATCGAGTGGTTCGAATCCACTTCATACTAATATGGCAATCATTAGATCTAGCAACGGCTCAGACATTATCGCTGTAGAAGTTGATCCGACATATGCTGCAATGATGGCATCTTACAGAGCTCCAGAAGTTGGTACTGGAGGTGGATACTATCGCATGACACTAAACTCTGGTACTCTTGCCGGAATTGCTGCAGCGGGTATCTTTTTTGCGTTTCAAAATCCTTCTCCTAACATCATTTTAGTTCAGAATGTATCAGTTGGATTTAGACCTGTTGCTGGTGTAGCTACTCAGAACAGTATGGTTGTTAGCATGTATCCTACAAGAAGCTACACAGTTCTTGATGCTACTGGCGCAGCTGGTATTGTTCAACAGAAAGGTCAGATGTTAACTCAGACAAGAGCTACACAGATGAACTCATTCTTGAGAATTAGTAACACTGGTGCATTATCTGGTGGTACTGGTACTGATGATGCTCAGCCAATAGCAAGCAATGTGTTTAACCATCCTGGTATAGTCTCTGCTGTCGGTCTTACAACTCAGCAATTCTTCCAAGTCAACCCCGCCGGTGTATCAACACCGAATCATCCATTTATCATAGCACAGAACGAAGGTTTTCGTCTCCGTTTTGACCAAGCTATGCTTGCAGGTAACACGATGGTAGCATTTGTTGATGTAGAGTGGCTGGAATGCTCAGCTTTTTAATCTAGCTGTAACAAATCTCATGGCCGGTGATCACCGGCCATTCTTTTTTCATCTTTTTCAACATACCTGTTTACTTTTAAGCATTGTTGTGTTATTATCGTCATATCGGCTGATCGCATACCATGTTGGTATGAAACGCTGAACTTGGAGCCCGTATGAAGTTTTTACGTAATCCTCAACTCTGGAGATCTTGCCATGGCATCTGACCTCATCCCAAAGACTGTTGACAAATCGATGATGGTTCGATCTGTTGCAGTGGTTGCCACTGTCGGCATCCTTGCTTTGGTTCTTCCAGTCGTGTACCTTGCGTTCCTATCCACCCTTGGATTGATCGGCATTGGAATCACCGGCGTCATCGGCGTTTAATGCACAGACCAAAATACTTTCCTAAGTACTCTCCGAAGAAGCCAAATGTAAATAAGCCTACCATGAAATTGAAGAACATTATTGCCGCGTTGAAAGACCAAGGACCGTTTATGCGCTTTGTGCGTAACGTCAAGAAGGGCCATGTCTTCGGATTGTTTCATCAGCGGTCACATACAAACGCCAATGGCAACCCAAAGGTGATGTACAACACCAAAGAATCTGCTACTAAAGCAGCTGCAGCTATGACCAAGAAACGCGGTGTTTGGTTTAGCAACTACAAATGCATCTACTGCGACGGCTTCCATCTCGGAAAGAACCGCGAAAATAAGACCTGACGATCCTACACTTGCCAATTAGGGTGAGCTTTAGCTCGTCTCCATGAAGGAGTTTGTGCATGACAATTAGGGCATATAAGTCTTAAATTTGACTTTTCATTGTTTTGATGGTTCCCATCAATATGATCTAACTCAAGAGCAATAGGTTGATCTAACCAAACTGATAGATTACAAATTAGACAAGTATTATTTTGTTCTAAAAACAGAGTCTTTCGCTTTAGTCCTGGGCTTTTATCGTTCCATGGGATTTGTGATTTAATCTTTGCAATTGTAGCTTTTCTTTTTTCTGGATTCAAATTATGCTTGACTCTTTCGCTTCTTTCTTTAGCTGATAGCGAACTATAAAATTTTTTCATGCTGTCTTTTCGTTTTTCGTTAGACTCGGATGAGAAAACTTTTGAATTAGCACAGCTTCTGCTACAAAATCTTCCAGGCTTATCATGATCGGTATTACATTTTTCACAGGGTTTCAATTGAACTATCTCCTTTATAGGTATTTATTCTTGTAGGTTCAATCTCTCTATAGTACAAAGGATAGTGCGTGGGATTCCTAATCCTAAAATTCCAGTTCGAGTCTGGATAGAGAGCCCATGCTTTAGATACTGGTTTGATTCCAGTTAGAGAGACCACATCGTTACAAGGACTTATCATGAAATTAGCAATCGAACTTCGCCCTGGAGAGGGTGGCATGGATGCCAAATTACTCATCGCCAATCAAACAAAGATCTATCTCAAGTATGCTGAGAAGAATGGTCTTAAAGCAGAAATCACTGGTGAAGATGAAGGCTGACTCAATCTGGAGATCAGTGGTAAAGACCAGTTTGTAAAGCCTCTACTTAATGAAGCTGGTGGTCACCGTTGGCAACGCATTCCACCGACTGAACGCAAAGGTCGAGTACATACCAGCACAGTCACAGTGTCTGTTCTTGAGATTCTGACTGAAGAGAAGTTCAAGTTACTTGACAAAGATCTTCGGATAGAAACTACTCGTGGGACAGGTCCTGGAGGGCAACATAAAAACGTAACAGATTCTGTTGTGAAAATCACTCACATACCAACAGGAATTGTTGCTAATGCATCTTCGAGATCACAGCATGACAATAGAAAAACCGCAAGAGCAGTTCTAGAAGCTAGAGTCAAAGATTACTTTGACAATATCAAGAACAAACAGACTTCTGAAACTAGAAAAACTCAAGTTGGATCTGGTATGAGAGGAGATAAAATCCGAACTTATCGAGAACAAGATGATCAAGTTACTGACCATCGAACTGAAAAGAAAGTTAGATTGAAGTCTATTCTAGCAGGTGACTTATCAATTATCTGGTAATCCACCCAAGGGCCAAAAGCTGTTCTAGCTTTTGGCCTTTTGCTCTTTTATACTTACCATCTTTATGCACAGTAGTTAAGCTTCTTAATGCTTCTGAGTGAGAAGCTTTTCGTTCTTCTGTCTGAATTGTTCCGAACATTGGATTATTCTTACCAGAAAGAGAAGCAGACCTTTTAGATCGTTCTTCTGATCTAAGTCTATCGGCTTCTTGTACTCCATATTTTTCTACTCGGACTTTGTAAGATGTAGTTCCATACATCCCATGATTAACCCCCGAGATTTTTCTTTTGTGTTCATCGGAAAGAGATCTTCCAAAGAATGGATTATTTTCACCGCTAAGTGCAGAAGATAGCATTTTTCTTGTTCTATCATATGTTTTGCTATTTCCGTACTTTGGAGACCCCTTAGGGCTAAATCTAAACATTGCAAATGCCATCTTTGATCGATCTTTTCCAGTAGTAGTTTTTAGCAATAGCAAATGAGCTAAATAGTGCTCTCTAGGAGTAAGCTTAACTATGTTTGCCGCATCATTAGATCCTCCCATGCTTTTCGGTAGAATATGATGTCTATCAAATGGCTGATCAAGAGTTCGGTTCAAAGCTTTTGCAATGAGATTGTCATAGATTGTTTTGTAATTCATATTTTATTTATGGTCAACTGTGAAATACTTCACTAAAGAATGATATAATCTATTAAGTAGTAACCAAGGAGAACATCATGGAACATCGTATAACTCTGTCAAAGTCTGGAACTGTTATTGTCTACAAAGACACTGACATTATGGCTAATGATATTGCTGGATGGGTTCGTGATGGTATTGCTTTTAGCTATGAGTTCGCATAGTACCTTTTAATTCGATATTAAAAGTCAGAGTGCAAAGATACAAGTTTTGTAAAAAGTGATAAAATAGAATCCATGAAAATTGGATTCAACTGTTCGTCATTCGACATGTTCCATGCTGGTCACGTTACCATGCTGAAAATGGAAAAAGCCCTCTGTGATCATCTTGTAGTTGCACTGCAAGTAGATCCCACCGTTGACCGACCTGGCATTAAGAACAAGCCAGTTCAATCGGTCTATGAGCGGTATGTACAACTCCAAGGTTGCCGGTATGTAGATGAAATTCTGGTCTATGAGACTGAGAAAGATCTTCTCAATCTGCTGATGACTCAGATTTTGCATGTTCGATTCTTGTCTGAAGAGTACATGCATATAGACTTTACCGGAAAGCAGTATTGTTTAGCTAATGGCATTCAGATTCACTACCACAAGCGTCAACATACTTACTCTTCCTCTGACATTCGTGATCGCACATATCAGATGGAAAAGCTAAAAAGAAATGAATAAATAATTGCTATCAACAGAGGGATATGTTATAATGAATCCTCTGTTCGATAATTTAACTTTTTCTTTCAACCAACCGGAGTAAATCATGAAAGCCTAGAACCTCAGCACTAAATCGTACCTCTATACGATCTCTCGGCGCGATATCCCACTCGCCCAACAAGCTATTCAAGCCGGCCATGCTGCCCTTGAACACGCTTATCTCTACGGTCGACCTTCCGACCACCACCCTAGTTACATCACGCTAACAGTTCGCGATAAAGCAGAACTTGAGTCTCTCCGTGCTCGTTTGCACGAAGCTGGGATCAAGACATCTGAGTTTCATGAACCCTACAAAAATTTTGGATTAACTGCAATATCAGCCTGTTTGAATGAAGATCAACGAGATCTTCTCAATCATCTTCCTCTATGGTCTCTCAAGAACCTTACTAAGATTGGGACAATTTTGTAAATAAAAATACAAGAAGGAGCTACTATGAACAAAGATGATAAAGCTAGAAAGAAAAAGTACCATTACATTTACAAAGTGACTAGAATAACAGATGGTATGTACTATGTTGGAAGGCATAGTTCTAATAAACCAAATGATGGATACTTTGGTAGTGGAAGCAGAATCAGTAAGTCTCTTCGTTACCACGGTAAAGAAGCGCATCAAAAAGAAATATTAGAATATCTACCTGACTATGACTCATTGAAAGCTCGTGAGGCTGAGATTGTTGATCTTAATATGCTAACAGATGTAAAATGTCTGAACTATCAACAAGGTGGAGAAGGTGGCAGCATACCTGATTTAGAAATGAGATCTAATCTTTCACAAAAAACAATAGAATCATGGAAAAATCCAATCTATAGAGAAACTATAACCGTTGCGATAAGAGAAAGAAACAAAGACCCCGAGTATCGTAAAAAACTTGGGGCTTCTATTAGCAAAGGATCGCAAGCGCTATCAAAAGAAGAAAGATCGCTATCAAGGAAGAAAATGTGGGCAAATGAAACTACAAAAGAAACTTTATTGGATCATCTATCTGATCTTCACAAGAAAAATAGTGAGCTTTGGAAAGATATAGAATATCGCAAAAAGTATTCTGAGCATCATTCAAATGCTTATAAAGAAAGATGGACGGATGCTATTTTCGTTAATGATGGAATAAAAGCAAAAAAAATTGAAAGGGCTGATCTTGAAAAATATCTAGACGCTGGATTTCAGCGTGGAATTCCGCCGCGAAAGAAACTACCAACTCAAGGAACTAAATCATGAACTATACACTTATTGCTTATACTGAAGACTCTTCTTACCACAATCGTTGTGGTGATTACATTCATCAGCCTGGATCTTTTGAAACATTCTTTACTAGAGACAAAACAGAGCTTATCGAAAAATGGGCAAATTGGAGCTTTAGCGGGAACTTTGAAAGTTTAGATTTATTGCTCAATGGAATTCCTGATAATCAATTTAGTGAAGAGGAAGATCAAATCTGGAATGAACTTGATGTAGCTCGATCTAATCGTTATCAAGAACTGAAGCAAGAAAAAATTCAACAAGACAAAAAGCTAGCAGAAGAAAAAGTTGCTAAAGACTTACTGGATAAAGCTCGACGTGAACAACTTCAGCGGTTACAAGATTTAGACACCTTGGCCGCACTCAAGAAGAAACTTGGTGTGTCTTAAACTTAACTTTTGGAGAATAACATGACTACTTTTAATTTTACTGATCGCATTTCTTACTTAAATTGGAGAGCTGAATGGAAGGCTAACTACAAAAAGCTTTCTGAAGAATCTCGCAAAGCTAAAATCGAACGATCTTCTGCTAACAGTGCATGGGCTAAGCTTCATAGAGCTTGGCATGAAGAAGAAGCTATCTCATTATGGTCTTCATTTCATTCAGTTGCTAATCAAGTTTCGATAATCAAGCGTAAAGCTAATGAACAGCTTGAAGAACTCAAAGAAGCTAAAGTTGCTGCAGCTGAAAGCTACCAAGAAAACAAAGCTCGTGAATGCGGTTCTTGCCACCAAACGATAGACAACCATGCTCACTATTGCATGAATGCATAGAACCTCGATGATCTCATCGCCAAGATGAAGGCTTGCGAGCAAGCTCGCGGACTCTCCATCTACCAGCACGGCCTCGATGTGGCAAATCGCTATCGAGATCTGCACACAATCCTCCAGCTCTATGCTGTCAAGGGACACTACGAGTGGTCCATCCCGGATCAAGCGTATTCCCAGCTTCGAGACATTTCGAAGCATGCTTTGTCGCCGAAAGAAGCTCGGACATACCACATCTTCCACGATTGCGGTAAGCCTAGTTGTCTTGAGATCGATGAAGCAGGTCGCCGTCACTTCCCGGATCACGCGAAGCATTCGACCGAGATCTATCGGCAAGTGTTTCCTGATGATACTCAAACCGCTGATCTTATCTCGAAAGATATGCTGTGTCATACCCTCAAAGGTACTGAGGCCGACGAATTTGCAAAAGATCCACAAGCACCAACTCTCATCCTTACTGTTTGGTCGGAACTTCACGCGAATGCTGAAGCACTCTTTGGTGGTTTTAACACAGATTCCTTCAAGATTAAGAGGAAAGCATTACAAAAAGTGACAAACAAGATAAATAGACACTATGAAAATCTATTATCTTGTGTACCAGATCACTAACATTCTTGATGGCAAAATTTATGTCGGGATTCATCGAACTAAAGATCTTGATGATGGGTATATGGGTTCGGGGACCCGACTAAATTATGCTAAAAGAAAGTATGGGTTAGAGTTTTTCAAGAAAGACATTCTAAAAGAGTGTAATTCTCAATCTGAAATGGAAGCTTATGAAGCTTCCATTGTCACTGAAGACTTCTTAAAAAGAAAAGATGTTTACAACTTACGTCTTGGTGGCTTACATTTATGGGATGGATCTCCTAGAAGATCAAGAAAGAAACATCACCCTTTACCAAAGCATAAAACCTCTTCTAGAGTATTTTCTGTCGAAGCTAGGAAGAAACTATCGGAACTGCATAAAGGGAATCAATATGCAGTTGGCGCAATTAGATCTGACGAGCATAAGATTGCAATTTCTGAATCACAGAAAGGGAACAAACATGCAGTTGGCTCAGTTAGATCTGACGAGCATAAGCTTGCAGTTTCGAAAGCTCATACTGGTAGAGTATTTTCTGAAGAGACTAAACGAAAAATGTCTGAAGCTAAAAAGGGAAATAAGAATGCAGCAGGACATAAACTTTCCGAAGAGTCTTTATTGAAAATTTCAATTGCTAAGAAAGGAAGACCTAGAAAGAACCCAGAGATGATCCACAAGGTCTTGTGTGATACTCAGAAGATCTGATTAAGGTATCCATCATAGGATCCAGGGACTAACCTCCCTGGATTCTTTTCATTTTATTTTCAAAAAGATATGTACTTTAGGGAAAGCTGTGTTATAATTCATCTATCGGTTAAACAAACAGTTGTTGAAAAGTTTAGCTACTTTATAAATAACTGCATGAACACGATTTCGACCACAGCGGCGGGGACAGGTACCTAACAAGGGATCTAAAAGCAATATGCTTTCAGGTCTCTTCGGAGACCTTTGTTGTTTTTGCTGTAGTTGATTGCTCATTAAAAATTTGGTAGATCCTAAGCGGGATTAGTTAAATGGTAGAACGGGACCTTGCCAAGGTTCGGACAGGAGTTCGATTCTCCTATCCCGCTCCAAGACACACTCGGATAAACCGGTTGGAAGTATACTCGAAAGACTATCTCCAAACGCCGAGATGTTATTTGTAAGTTAAGCGGCTAAAGTGTTTACGGATACACGATAGTTTTCCAAACTGTAGTACCCAGCTCGATACTGGGTAGCCGCTCCAGAACAGTTGCATAGGATGAGGGTTACTTCGTTAATCTTTCATTTACATTGCGGACTAACCTCCGCAGTCTCCCTCGCCGACTTTTACTCTGTTCTAATGCGGGGTTCGTATAGTGGTAATACCTTAGCCTTCCAAGCTAAAGCGAGGAGTTCGATTCTCCTACCCCGCTCCAACTGTTGTATGACGTGAGCCCCGAATGGCAAATATCCGTCTCGCCGGGATTGAAGAGCTTGGCAACAGTTATTTGGGGGTATGGCGTAATTGGGAACGCAGTAGCTTTGCAAGCTTCAGTCCACGGTTCGATCCCGTGTACCTCCACCAAGTAAAGTAATATGGGCTGCTAGTATAATGGGATTATTCTAGACTTGCAATTTAGTGATCGGGGTTCGATTCCCCGGCGGTCCACCCGTAACTTTTTTTTGTGTAGCTTATAAATAGCTTCATGGAAAAGAAACAAAATTGGTATGTCAACAAGAAAAAGTATCACTTCATTTACAAAACTACTTGTAAGATCAATTCTAAGTACTACTTAGGAATGCATTCAACTGATAATCTTGAAGATGGGTATATTGGAAGCGGTACTCGACTTTGGCATTCGATAAAGAAACATAGAAGAGAAAACTTCTCGTTTGAGGTTTTAGAGTTTCTCTCTGATCGAGAATCTCTTAAGAAACGAGAAGCAGAATTAGTTAATGTTTCTTCATTAATTGATCCGCTTTGTATGAATTTAAAGCTTGGTGGAGAAGGTGGATGGTATCTATCTACTGATCAGTATAAACAGCGAAATGGAAAATGTGGCAAATTAGGTTGGAAAAAGACTCTTCCACTTGCATCTAAAGCTAGAGATGAATCTTATGCCAACGGACGAAAAGGTTGGTCTAGTGATGGTATTACCAATCTTTGGTCTGGTAGATCTCATTCTGCAGAATCAAAAGAAAAGATTGGAAAAGCTAATTCTGTTAAACAACAGGGTGAAAAGAATTCTCAGTATGGTACATGTTGGATCTTTTCAGTTTCTGAAAAGATCTCAAAAAAGATTAAAAAAGAAGAAGCTCCTACTTATATCGAAAATGGTTGGAGCTTTGGAAGATTTACTGCGGGTAGGGAAGCCACCACACCGGTCTCATAAGCCAGGTGCATCGGCCGTGCGAATCGGTCACCCGCATCCAGTTCTGTTGCATAGATTAGAGTTACTTCGGTGTTAAGATCTCTGATCGTTTTCTTCTCAGAACATTTGCCCTTGTATCCTTAGTGGTAGAGGTCCTGTTTTGTAAGCAGGGTGTGGCGGTTCGATTCCGTCCTGGGGCACCAAATTTAGACACCCTACCCAAAGGGTCTGTGAGAGTGGTTGGAAGCATCACGGCGGAGTAATGGAACATGGCTACCGGCCTGGGGGTTTCATTCCCTGTGTCTAAAGGTAAAAGATTTTGATAAATAGTTGAACAGTTTATCAAAAGGGATCTACCAATGTCGTTCAAACAATTTCTCGCAGAGAACTCTAATACGCTTACTGCGACGAAAGAGTTCGAATCAATCCTCAAGCTAGATCCAAACTTCGCAAAGAAGTTGCAAGTTGCCTGGGATGGCGACGAACGTGACTACGCTAAAGACAAACAAATCGACTCTCTTTTCCTCAAGCTGATTCAGCCTGATGCGATTAAGAAGATGTCTAAGCTACGTCTTGATGACCTCACTCATGAGATCACTAAGAAGCTTGAAACCCTTCACCGCAAAACAATGCCACATGATTCTTACAAACCAAAGTTTGTAGACAAGAGCATTTGGAGCCATGAACGCATGGCTCGTGAGCATACAGAACTGCGTGCTGAAGTAGAAAAACTCCTCTCGGAATAATTGCAAAAGATGTAACATTCTTTGGAAGAATGTGTTATAATCTATCCATGCAAATCGTTCTTATTCCTCGGTATGAAAACGACAAGACATATCCCATTCTCGTTAAGATGAATGGTGGGTACTTGATTGTTGAAATGCTAGGAAGAATTGCTAATGAATGGAACGATAAGCTATGCCAGAGTAGCTCAGTGGAGCCTGAAAGGATTAGATTTGCTACCTAGTCTACTAAGGGTCGAATGCTAATGGAAGACAAGGGAAATCGTGCTCGCGAACGAGGACCTAAGTTGAAAAGAAGCAGGAGATGAGAGCATCTACTATCTAAGTAGAAGGTCGTTGGTCCGATTCCAGCCTCTGGTACCAAAGGTTCGAAGTTTTCCGGTTGTTTAGGAGAATAAATATGGACATCGTCAAGGACATTGAGTACAGACTTTTGAAGATCGAGTACTTTTTGAAGGTGACGTTCACAGGGTTCTGTGAAAAGCATTACCGCGTTATGGTGGGGAAGTTATTCTCGACCAAACTACGGAGCATCTAGAAGGTCAAATCCGAGCGGGTTTACTTGAAGAGCTGCTGAAGAAAACAGATCTGCAATAAGATCAAGCAGTAACATAGTCCTTGGCAACAACGCCGAAGGATCATGAAAGTAATCAAATGCAAACTCTTAATACACCTGTCTCTCCGTTCTCTGCTGCATCCAAAGTCTCTATGACTTCTGCTCGTGTCAAGGCTGCCAAAGCTGCAGCTAAGCCAAAGAAAGAAAAACTGGATCCAGTCCGCATCGTCTTCATCCTTGATCGTTCCACTTCTATGGAACAAATGCGCGATGAAGCAATCGAAGGTTTCAATCTGTTCGTCAAGGCTCAGCAAGAGCTGCCAGGCAAAGCAAACTTTAGCTTTGTTCTATTCGACACTGAAGTCGTTCTGGTATACGACAACGCAAACATCAAGAAAATCCCTGCTCTGACACGTGAGACATTCAAGCCACAAGGCATGACTGCTCTGTATGACGCAATCGGCTACACTGTCGAACGTTACAAGCACGCAAAGAAAAGTGAAAAGACAATCGTCGCAATTCTTACTGACGGCCAAGAAAACGCAAGCCGTAAGTACAACTCATACCTCGTTTCGCAAATGCTGAAAGAAGTTCAAGATGAAGGCAAGTGGGAAGTTCTCTTCCTCGGCGCAAATCTTGATACTGCAAAGTTTGCAACTGGCGCTGGTATCAAACTCAGCAACTCTACAAGCTACGATTACACGAAGAAGGGCTTGGTCGATGTTATCGCATCCGCAAGCTACGCTACTTCTGCAATGCGTGGTGCTACTATCAACGTCGGCGGATCCATGATGGACGCTTCGACCTTGAACATGGCATCTATCTACGAAAACGTCAAATCTGGTGGCGCTCAAGGAACATTCGTTCCTCAAGACATCAAAGTGACTCTCAAAGATAAGCAAGCTGCTAAGTAAAAACGAAAGTCATTCTAAGCAATTGAAAAAGAATGACGCCGTCCCGTAAGGGATTCCACCTGGAGTGGATGTAAAGAGAATATTGCATGCAAAAAGCCGCTAAGATTAAGTTCTTAGCGGCTTTTTTGTGTTATAATGTATCAAGATTAAAGGAGTTATGTTATGCCAGGTATGGATCAAGATCAAATGAGGAACGACCCTCCCGTTTCTCGTCGCATTACTGATGGACTTTCTGCTCCAGCCAGTTCAATCAAACCAATCTCTCCAGCTGACATAGCTAAGAAGAAAATTGAAGTAATTCCTCCACTAGTGATTGAGGTTTTCAATGATCTGATTGCTAAGAAATTCACTGCTGGTTCTGCAAAAATCCTCCAAGACGACGTCATTGGAGCGATCATTTCTCGTAAGAGCATCACTCGTGCAGAAATCTTTGAACAAGGTTGGCTGAACGTCGAAGAAATCTATCGTGCTCAAGGTTGGCATGTCGAATATGACAAGCCTGGTTACAACGAAAGCTACAAAGCTTACTTTACTTTTGAGGTAGAAAAGTGATTTACATCATTGCTTATGTTGTACTTCTCGTGATTGTTTTGCTGTTCAATGCTGGCGCTTCTATCGTCAGCGAAGACAAGGAGAAATGAAATGACAATGCTGCTCAAAG